TTGTAGTATTCTCCAGCTGCGAGACTGCTAAATACCAAGGATGTTGATAAGTCAGCTGTCTGTTCAGGGGAACATTCGAATTGCAATTCGTCATGTATAAAGGCTAATTGAGAACAGCATAAGTTTAATTCTTTAATATTTTGTTGGTTGATTACCATCCAACGTTTTGCCAGGATGGCGGAGTTACCTTGCAAGCAGTAGTTTAACGCTTTATGTGGGCTATCCACCATAATTTTTCTACCATCGATAGCTTTGATATATCCTCTTTCTGAAGCTGTCTTGATAGATGCCAGGAGTTTATCGAGTCCATCAATCGCGTCAATATATGCCGCTCTGATTTCCTTACCTTTTTTCTTGGCATCTTTGGATGAAAGAAGTTTGTCATAGCTGTGTCCAATTTTTTCGTCACCTGCGCCGTACAGGAAGGCATACGTTACAGTTTTCACAAGCTTCCTAGATATTCCTATCTTGTCAGCATTTACTTGGTGTATATCTCCGTTGAGGAGGATGTCTGCATACCGTCCATCATCATATCTGGCAAGGAAATGAGACAACATACGTAACTCAATCCCAGACAAATCAGCAGCGACCATGACTTGACCCGGAGATGGTAAGAAAAGTTCTCTAAATCGTGGGTCACTAGGTACTTGAGCTAAATTTGGGTTTCGGTGGGCACATCTAAAAGTTGACGTAGCAACAGAACAATGATGATGGATCCTATTAGCAGTCGTAGACAGCTTCAGCCAAGCGTTCGCGCCTTCGGATATCATTCCAAGCATCTTCGTTATCGTCAAAATCCTCAGGAATGCAAGGGCAATCTCTGTCCCTATCTCCTTCAGTATCGGTTCGTCTATGATAGGCTTCCCAGTAGGTGTCTTCTGGGTGGGATTCCAGCCATGAAATGTTTGCAGGATCCATGCTATATGATCTCGTGATGTAGGATTTAATTCTTTAAGGCGTGTAAGTGGAGCGTCTTTGACATAGCCTTGGGTCCGATTATCTCGCTTAGGAGTAAATACTGGTCCGGCAACGTAAGGATGCCTGTCACGTAGTAATTGATAAGTTTCTTCAAGCTCTTGTCTGAGAGTTGATGCAAGTTGCCATGCAGCGCGTTCATCAAAGTACCATCCATGTAGTTCTTGTTTGGTGAGGATTTCTGCTGCCTCATGTTCTAGCGTAATCCATTTAGGTATGGTTGGAAGTGTGTCCAAAGTTTTCTTGTAACAGTAACGTCTTGTATCATGTAGTCTTCCATTTCTGGCGACCATTCTTGCCAATCTGCGTCCTTGCCGTAATCACCTTTAGCTTCATTGAGTCGATAACCCCAAGCAGCTAGTGAATGCGATCCATACAATTTGAGTGGCATACCATCCCAAGTCTTTTGTTTATCAATCTCTATCAAGTTCGGGTGATAAAGACGGCTAAGCAAAAGAGTATCCAAGCAATCACCAATACGTCTAAACCATGGATAGAACTTATTGATGATACTAAGGTCATAATTAATAATGTTATGACCGATAATATAATCAGCGTCTTCGAGGTATTGGATACCGCGAACGATAGGTTCCGACGCTGGTCTCTCTGTAGCTGACGTAAATGATTGATCATTAAAGACCATCGTTTTTTCAGCCTCGGTGTCGTAGATACAAAGACAATGGATTTTGGTAGCATCATTTAGAAGGCCGTTTGTCTCCAGATCGAAGATCAGCATTGTTCCAGTGGTAAGTTTTGTCTACAAATTGTGCACGTTTAATTGCCTCTGCACTAGGAGGGTTAGGTCTATGCATTGATAAATCAATACGAAATTCTGTACCTTCTTTAATAAACTCTTCGTTCATAGCTTCATAATCAGAAATCTGTTGTTGCGTCAAACTCTGCTGTTTCATTGAATTTACAAGTGGATAAGTCATAAGTTAATCGACAAGCAATGCCTGTTTCCCCAGAGTAGCGATTCTTGAGAACTCTAACAACTGTATCAGAGTGTTCAGTTTCACTCTGTTGATTTCTTTCGAGTCCAATAACTGCATCGCTAAGTTGAGCGATTGCCGCACTTCCTCTAAGTTGTCCGAGTGTAACACGTGCACCTTCTTCATGGTTTTGATCGGATGATCCTCGTTTTAAATGTGATACTAAAAATAATGATATGCCAGTGCGCTCAACAAGTGAACGTAAGCGTGTCATCGTTTGGTCTATCATCCGTCTCTCATCCCCATCAAGTCCACTCATTAGAATGGATAGGTGATCAAGAAAGATAATCTTACAATCAAGTCCTGAAGCTAGGTATTCTATCCTGTTGTAAATAATATCAGGATCAAAACTACCAAAACCATCAAAAAGATAAAGGTTCCATTTATCAATGCTTGAGTCAAATGCTTTTGTAAGTTCAGCATGACTATGCTCTCCTAATGCTAAATTCTTACCTACAGAAGCAGACATTAAACCTAAAGCTGTACGGCGGTTTGACTCTTCAAGTGCCAAGTATCCAACCCGTTCTCCGTTCGATAACAAGTGAGCAGCCAAGTCTCTACAGACGGACGACTTCCCTTGGCCTGATCCTGAAGTAATTGTGACAAGTTCTCCGCACCGAATCCCGTGAAGCTTTGATTGAAGTCCTTGAAATGGATAGTCATAATCAGCTGGTGGTTGTGGTGTTGTAACTAATTCAAGTAAAGATCTAGCATCTACAATACCATCAGGTCTGAATTCCTTACGTTTAAAGAATGCATCATCGATAGCCTTGTAATCACTAGCCTGTAAAGCGTCTGAGATGTCCTTGTAAGCCTCTAGACGGGCGATGTAAACCTTACCAGGTGGTAATACACTCGCAGCTTCTTCAGCAGCCTTCTGACCGGCTTCATCTGAATCGAACCAAAGTACGATCTCACTGTAACCTTGAAGGATCTCCAGGTTTTTCTGGACTGCTTTTTTGGCTCCTGCTGCACCACTAGGTAGTGATACTACAGGCCAAGTTGGGAATATCTCAGCATAAGACACACAATCAAGTTCACCTTCTGTGATGATTATGCGCTTACCACTGCTGCCCCATAAATGTTGACCGAAGAATGTACCAGGGGATTCTCCTTCGTAAGTAAATTGCTTGTCTTTAGTTTTTATCTTAGCACCTTTTACAATGCCAGATGGATCGTGATAGTAAAACCTTAGCTTGTCTCCATCACGATATACTTTAAATCTTTCACAAGTAGATTGACTGATCTTGCGTTTCTGCAACCGTTCGGCTGAGCCTTTGATCTGCACAATAGAATTAGTGTGAATGTGTGTTGTTATTTCTTGTCCATCAGTGTAAGTATGGCATACAAAACAATAGCCATGGCCATCTGTATAAATACTATTACCATCAGATGAGCCACAACTATTACATGGTGCATGTCTTACAAACTCAGAGGAGCCAGTCGATTGGGATATTGTGGAATGATGTCCACGGTATGTTATGTTTGTCACACCATTTAGCGTATGTAGTCTTTGATCCTTTACTAATTTTATTAAAGGGTGCTTGAAAGACCATACGTAAATCAAGTTCAGGGTGTTGTTCTTTTACGTTCTTGATCTTACGTCTATCTTCAGGCTCCCAATAACCTTTACACTCTAGATATACACCATTCGGTAAAATAAAATCTGGATTGTAATGGTGCTGGATGACATATGGAATCTTTTCAGTTTCATACTCATACTTGACACCCAACTCACACATAAGATCAGCAACCTTTTCCTCAAGTCCTGATCGGAATGCCATTAATCATCAATCCCTTTCTCAATAATCTCCTCTACAATTTCGCTGATGGCACGGCGCATTTCATATTTAAAATCATTACGATCAGCTTTGTAGCGTGTAACAGTAAGTTCTGGTAGGTTGACAGTTAAAGTTCCCTTGTACAACCCAGTGTTTTGATCCTTTTCAGTAATAAAATTAATCATCAGAAGTCATCCTCTTCAGTAGTTTCAGTAGACGTTACATTTGGCTCACCAGCCTTGAACCCTTCAGTCTTTCCAAAGAGTGCTGCAACATCTTCTGTAGACATATCACCAGTATCTACACCAGCTGCTGTATTGAGAGACACCAATTGTACACCAACCAATTTAAGGCTTGTACCATACGTAACTCCATCACGGAGAATATACGGCTTCTGATAGAACGCAAGCTTAACACGACTACCAGCATACATAGGTGTAGCATCATCAGTAATATGCGTCCCCTCAGTATCAACAACAGGTGGACGAGAATCTTCATTCCAAGAGAATTTTACTTTGTATTGTCCTTCAGTGACTTCTTCCCAAGGTTCAGGCTTAAGAGTAGAACGCTTAGGATTCTTTAGTTTAGATTCAGCCCACTTAAGAGACTCAACTCTATCATCTTCTAGTACATCAACCATTGATTGATCAACTAGAGCAGCAAGTGAATAACCAAACTTGCTTGGTTTCAGTACAGCTTGATATCCTTCAAGGACAACAGGCTGTTCAGTTTTGTGGATGTTACGTGGCATTAGCAGAAAAAATAAGTGGAATCAATTACGGAGCTAGGTTCTAGATCTCCAATAATCGGTGGGTTAGTCTCCGCGCCTATCTGGTCAGCGAAGTCTTGCAAGTAATTGTGTTCGGCAAAGAGGTGCATATATGTCTCTCGTACAATTGCACTGAGAGAAGACATGTCGGTAGCACGACACAATACAGAATCATGAATGAGAGCGATCGGTGCATTGAAAGCCAATGCGCTGAAGTGGAGCAAGGAAGCATCGAGTGAA